GGTATTGGAGACGGAGACGGAGACGGAGACGGAGACGGGGCATCCGCCTCGCATCCGCCTCGCATGCGGTCCGTGTGCGGTTCGGATGCGCCTCGCATGCGGTCCGCATAATCTGGCATGCGGTTCGCAGCTTCATTGCGTCCATATCGCTTGCATAAAGCTGCAAATCGTGACGCTTCGGACCTATCCTTTGCACCAGCCGCCCACGGGTTATGCTCTGACCAATCGTGAATATAAAGCTGGTTTTCCTCGCCATCCAAAAAACCAACATCTACCATTGCAGAGACAAATGCACCATGTTCGCCAGTCCAATCGACGGAAAGTTCTATATCCTCGTTTGACAGTCCGGACAAGTCGCCGTCGCTTCGATTAGCCGCGGACCATATAAACAGGTAGATGCATGCCAATGGACCAGCATGCCCCAATCGCCTGAGTAGCTTCTTGGTCTTTGGGTGACCAGGTAGCCCGGTTGATATTCGAGCATCCTTGGTCATTTTGCTGTCCACAGCTTCGTTATTTCTATTTGACCCAGCGGTGTAATCAGACATTGATGGAATTCGTGCCCGTTTTTTACGTCAGAAACAACGTTAAACCACTCAGAATAGCCAGCTTTAGGCAAATCAGCATTAAGCCACTTCACGCCGCTTTCACGCAAAAAATGATTTAGTTTGATGGCCGTAGTGCCTAGTTGTTTTGCAATGAGCGTAGTGCTTACGTCTTGTTTGCGGTCTGCCAATATTTCATAGATGGCAACTTTAGGTGCTTGCTCAAGCAATAGCGCGTCTTTGGCTTCTATCTCTTCGATAAGCAATACGTTTTCTTTTGCTAGCTCTAAGCGTGTCTTTGGTATTGGCGCAATGGCTGGTGCTTGCTTGGCTTCTAGCTCTTGCCAGCGGTCTACCAGTCGTGCCGTGAACTCGGGTGAGAGTTGGGCAACAACCACGTAACTGTCACGCTTGGAAAGTCGGTATACCATCACATCGCGAACCCGGCCCATACTGTCAGTTTCCGGTTCATTCCCCATTGGGGGTTGAACAATCACGCCACGCTCTACCAATCGCTCAATCGACTGCTTTACCTTATCGTGACGCGATTCAACCAAATCTGCTATCTCACGGCTCGACATCTTTTGCGAGCTGTCCATTGTTGCTATCTGCATTTTCGTTACTCCAAAAAAAACCGCCTGCAACCCCGTGGAATCAGCACGGAACTACAGGCGGTAGGCCTTGAGAGCTTTGACTTTTTAACCCTCTGATTCAGGGAATGTCGAAACTCTCAGCGCATATTCTACCCCCAATCTCTCAGGGGTAGTGCTATTTTTTACAACAAAGGCGACTGATTGTCCGTACTACCGAAGCCTTTATCACCGCGCTCGGTTTCTTTTAGCTCGCTAGTTTCTTCGATAGCCCATTGGTCAACCGGTATCAGCATGGCCTGTGCTATTCGGTCTCCAGGGCGTACAAAGAACGGCACATGGCCTAGGTCTTCATCACGCTCGTCACTTACCAATTGCACCATTACTTGACCTGTAAAATCATTGTCCACCACGCCCACAGCATTGGACAATCTCACCTGATGCTTGAAGCCATGCCCTGATCGGCTGTAAACCAGCATCACGTAGCCTTCGGGTATCTCAAAGGCTAAACCAGTCCCGCAGGTGATAGGGTGGCCTGGGTGTAGGTTTGAGCCGATATGGGCCATTCCGGCCACCGTGGCAGCGTGCAAATCGAAGCAACACGCGCCTTCGGTTTGGTACTTTGGAATAATGGCGTTGTCGTGAACGCGCTTTACTTTTAGGGTTTTGGACATAGTGTCTCCTGTTGTTAAATAGATTTCTTGGTTGCCTTAAGCATCACCACGTTTACGCCTGTGCCTGCAAACTCATTCTCATAAATTGTTGACCATTCGCACTGCACTCCGTCAAAGTCTTTACCCTTGTTGGACGCTGGCAGGATGGCTACAACCACGCCACCGGGCTTTAATAGGCCTATGGCGTACTCGGTATGCAGTCGCGCCCTACCGCCTTCAAATGGAGGATTTAAAATGATCTTTGAGTACCTGCCAGCCGTAATAGCCCACGGTAGAAAGTCAGCGTTGACTACGTTAAACCCTTTGGCCTTCAAGATGGTGCAATGCAGTTCGGATATTTCCACACATGTAGTTCTATCCTGTGGCATGAATTGAGCAATGCCGCCTTGTCCTGCGCTGGGTTCTAAGCATTGATCATCGTCACCAATGTCAGCCCACTCAACCGCGATGCGTGCCAGATTTTCAGGGGTTGCGTAATATTGGTGCGATTGTTTGTCAGGAATACACCCAGAGGCAACAATATCATCCAACACTTCGGTCGGGTCGTAGTCAAATTGAAAGTATGGATTAGACCCACGCTCCATCAGTACCGCGCCGATTGACTCAAGTACCTTGGTTGCTTCCTCTACTCCACCAACGTGTCTGCCGCTGTCAAACTTCCGAGCGTTTTCGATGTTGACGTACTTTGTAGGGTAGCCGTTTCCTACGATACGTGTAGCGATTCTCATACCACCCAACAAGGCCAACACGTTAAATGGTAGCGGTCTGCCGATAAGTTCAAACTCTTTGATCTGCTTTTTAGGCTTTTGGCGAAACTGTGCCGGGATTGCTCTGGGGTGCATGCTTGCAAGAATTGCATTCAAGCGCCACGACATATCCGGGTGGATCTCCATGTGGGCGGTTCCCTTCTTGAATAACTTGATCTTCATAGACCCACCGTCCAACGTCACCCACTGGCCCCACCTACGCCTAAGAATCGGGATTAGGTCAGACGTTGCATGCCAGCCTGGTTCTTTGCGTCCCATGAATTTAGCCACCACACACCGCAGGTCATTGATTAACCCGCATGTACTGTGATCCGCAGAGTCGTAAGCATTCAAAACTCGGGCAATGATCATCCGCTTGCCAAACCCTTCGGGTGCGTTGGTTACGTGGTCGCCAGACAATCCCCTGAATATCCCGTCTACCCGCTCGGCGAGAAACTGGGCGCGCATGTTCATCATTTCCGTGATGGTCGGGCGCACCGTTGCCTCTACAAAGTCGGGCGCTGTCATATCTCGAATGGTCTTGTTCCATTCGTCCCGGCGCTTTTGCGGCATCATGTCCAGCACGTCAGTCAGTGCGAGGGTCTTTGACCAATAGGAAGCATTAAGACTTGCTACAGCTCCAGATACCTCAAACAGCTTTTTCACTGAAGGTCTGAAGTGTCCGCTATCGTCACTGTTGCCAGATAAGAAGTATTCCAGCGCGGATTCATTCTCTACGTCGATCATGTTGCCAATGGCTTCAATCCGTTTTCTCATGGATTGATATTGGCCTAGTAGCTCGGTAAAAATATCGGCAGAGACTGGTGCAAAGAATTGAGCCGTTTCGTCTACTAGCTCGGTGTGTGCTAGTTCGGTCACAGTAGCGCCTCTTGTATGTGTTTTTGTTTCACGGGTTCAAATAACTGCCCTTGCGCCACGGCTTGGGTAATTCTTTCGCAGGCGATATTGAAGTATCTCTCTTCGCGTTCTATGCCAATGAATGAGCGGCCTAGCTGGATGGCGGCAACACCTGTTGTGCCGCTGCCCATGAATGGGTCTAGGATGGTTTTAGGGTTGCCTAGCTGCTCAATACACCAAGCCATCAACTCAACTGGCTTTTGTGTTGGATGCTCTTTACGGTAAGAAAGCACCGATTGCTTATAAATCTTGGCGGGTCCTTTTTTGTTAGTCCATGCCTGCTCACACATCGCCAATGAGAAGTCCTGCGGCTGCATCTTGTCCCACACAAAAAAACACTGCGAAGGAGGCAAATCAAAGTAATTGCCACCCCAAAGCAAGGCAACTTCTCCAAGAGCAATGCAGGCATCAATCAATGATGTTTCAGGTACCGATGCGTCCCAATCCATCTTTTCATGCATCTGGCGCACGGGATTCTTTGCAATGCCAATCCCATATGGAGGGTCAGTGATTACAGCATCCACCTTTGGCAGCGTTGGCAGCACTTCCAAACAATCCGCCAAATACAGCGTAGCGTCTCCAATAGTTACGATTTTCATCGTGGTGCTACCTTCGATTTAGTCTGATTAGATGTGCAAGAGTGCTGCTCTGGGTTTACCCGTACAGCATCTAGCAGCATTTGGCGTTTGGATTTAATGCGGCCCATCTTGTCTATCAATGTAGATGGCCCTTGCCAATTAAAGGCGCTCTTTTGTTTTTGCTTTAGCATAAGTAACCCACGCTGCGTAGGTGCGAGTGGTCAGAGTTAGGGCGCCGCGGTTGATTGAACGGGTCGCACATGCCCACCTTGTAGGGCTCGTATGCTTTTTTGGCTTCTTTGGTAGCGGCCACGTTTCCAAGGTCAAGATGGCTACGTCCTAGCTTAGTGATGTGGAATGCGGCTTCGGCTTCGTACAGCAAGCATGACTCCACCAGTTCGGCAAGTAGCTCTGTAACGCGCTCTTGGCTTAGTGAGAATCCGCTTGCTTTATTGAAAAACGCAGCGCGTCGCGGTGAAGATGCAACGCTGGTGAGCATGTTTCGCTTTGTTGGTGTAAGTTTCATTTTGTTTCCTTTGTTGCTATTAAATGTGTAGCTGCTTATTCAGACTGGGTGGGCGCTGGGAGCTTTTTTGGCTTAAGTTTCAATCGTGAGGCTGCTCCACGGACACGATCTTCCAAGGCTGTCGTGAGAATGTCAGGCCACGAATAGACGGTTTGGACTACCGTGTACTCAAGTGCCTTAGCTGCAAGTTTTGGTGTTCCGCCTAGCAAGTCTACCGCTTCCTGTTTTGTCATCGTCATGTGAATCCTTTAAGTTAGTGACAGCGCCATTGTAAACCAAATTACTAGCCATTGCCATTGCCGTATGAAAATTATTTTTACTTTTTTTGTAAAATTTATGTGCTCGGCCATGAAAAAGGCTTTACAATTACCACGCCGCAACACAACTAAGGAAACGAATGAACGCCAAACAAATCATCAAACGCGCTGAAGACGCTGCTGCTAAATGTAGCCACGACCAACTGTCACGGCTCTCTTATCACGTTGGCTGTCTTCAAGCTGAAGTAACCATGCTGTGCCATCAGCTAAGTCAATACACCCCAACTACCAACGGCACAGAGACAACATTCCGAACCAACTCAGGCGCCGATCTGGTGATTCACTACGATGCTGACCTCGAAGGATTGAATGACATTCTGGGCATCTTCGCCAACGGTATGGACATTCTCAACCTGGTAGCAGACTCCAAAGTAATGACGCAGATTGAAGAGCATTGCACAGACCACGCATACATCCAGCGCAAGCAAGCTGAATACGACCGCGCAGAGCAGCAATGGGAAGCCAGGCGTGATGCTGACTTGGAAGGCGGTGAAGCATGAGCGCGATTAAAAAGAGACTCGTTGAGTTGCTAAATTCACTTGGCCTTTACACCTCGCGCCAGTACCTGCATCGGGTTGAGCGCATGGGTGTCATCATCGCCTACGCTGCGGAGCTTGAAAAAGCTGTGAATGGCATGAGCGACCCAGCACGGCCTATTGTCATTTTTGCTGACTGCGTGCGCGTCACTGACGTGTCGCTTCTCCACGGCCAGCAGATCATTGTGTCGCCTCACGCAAAATATGCGCACTTAGAAAAAGTGTACTGCTTTGAAAAACCAAAAGCACCGCAAGCAGTGCCAACAGAACCATCCTGCCCAGACTGCAAAGCACCTGACTTGCTTTATGAGTGCATCCATTGCAGCGCAAGTAACTATCCACCAGCGCCAAAGGTGACAGCAGTATGTGAGTGGACGCAAGACCCGGACTTTGAAATGGGAGACACGTATCACAGTAGCTGTGGTGAACTTTGGTCATTTATCGACGGTGGGCCAAAGGAGAACCGCGTCAGTTACTGCCACCACTGCGGAAAACCTGTGAAGCTGGTATCAGCACCACAAGCAGTGCCAGCAGGATGGTTGCCTATTGAGAGTGCGCCTAAACCTTCTGGTCGCGTACTGTTAGCCGCAGAAGGGCAGACCTGCTATGGGCATTGGTACTCACTAGCAGAGCCACCACGTTGGGAGTATGACGGCTACGCATGTGGCAACCCAAAAACACAGCCAACCCACTGGATGAAATTACCTTCACCACCAAAGGAAACACCATGCAAATAAAAACTAACGGTTGTGGCGGAAATTGCAACCAAGGCAGGCTTCCATGCGACTGCCAGCCCAACGCATACCGCACGCACTTCAATCACCTGGGCGAGCCAATCGAACAAGAGCCGCCATTCTTGCTAACTGACTTAATCATCATTGCCATAGCTGTGGTGGGTACAGCTGTATTGTTGGCGGGGGTGGTGTGATGGAAGCAATCAAAGTTAAACGCCATCGCCACGAACGATCTATGTGGTTTATTGCCGGAGGTTATTGGATGTGGTGTTACCAGTGTGGCGCAATTCGCCTATCTAGTGCTCCAAGTGGAACTAAATGGACAAAACCAACAGGTGAAGGTGGAATAAATCCAGCAATGCGAGACGGATACAGGAGCCAAGCATGACCAACACAGTAGATGCACTAATGGCGCTGGCTGACTCATACGCCGATGCAGAGTGCAGCGACTACTTAACAGGCGAAGGATCGTCGTTGTGGTATCGAGAAAACTTACTCAAAGCACTGACGGAAGCACTAGCGCAGCCGTATGTCTCCCTCATCAATGAGGGTAACAAAGCTCAGCCAATAATAGAGCCAGAGTTCACAGGACTACCAAAGCGCAAGCTAGATGATTTGCTGGCACAAGGCTACAAAATCAACGGCGTTTCTTTCCAGCGTGAGCAGGATGGCGCAACATGGAGGCGTGGATTTATCACATACGGTGGCATGGTTGGCTGGTGGCATGGAGAAGATGAACAGACGCAGCCAGTACGGGGGCCTTTGAGTAATGATCAGATACAAGAAATATATATCAGCGAATACAACATGGGGCACCATGGGCGTGATTTTGAAAATGCTTTTGCCCGAGCAATCGAGCGCGCCCACCATATTGGAGGTGACAAGTGACTTTCATTCGATTATTTTTTATGTACCGTAACCATGGCCACACACCATACCGCTCCATTGTGCGAGCATTGGAAACGATGCGGAGGACGATGTGAGCCTATTCAACAGAACGCCAACAGGATTGACGCAATCCGATGTACAAGCACTCGATGCTGCAATGACGACAATTTTTGATGCACTACGCAATAGATTGCAGGGAATGGATGCTGAAATCGCAGAGCTAAAAAAAGAAGTGGCCGGGTTAAAAAAAATGCCTAGGCAGTCATTGCAACAGAGGATAAAAAACAAATGAACCAATCCGACCTCTTTTCGATTGGCATGGCATCCGACACAGCCTACCGCCTGATGCAAGAGCTGTGCAAGCTGCTTGATGTGCCATACCCGCCAGACCCAAACGATATGAGTGAAATAAATGTAAAAGAATTGCAAAAAACACAGTAAAAGCGATTACAATTGAAACTCAACAAACAAGGAAACTTATGAGCATTGCAGCACTAATACTAGGCTCTTCGGGAAGTGGTAAATCCACAAGCCTGAGAAACCTAGACCCAACCAAAACACTGCTAATCCAGTGCATCAAGAAACCCCTGCCATTCAAATCAGCCGGATGGAAAAAGCGGGTAAGCAAGCAGGACGATGGCAACGTAATCCAAACCAGCGACCCGGTACTGATTGAGAAAATCATGCGCAAGTCACCCCACGACATTGTGGTGATTGATGATTACCAGGCGGTAATGCTGACGGAGATATTAAACAGAAGCGCAGAAACTGGATATGCAAAATACAACGATGTTGCCAAGGGGGCATGGAACATCTTCAATGCTGCTGGCGACCTTGCTGATCATCGGCGCGTGTATATCATGGCACACACCAGGACAGACGAATTTGGAAACATTCGAATGCAAACAATTGGCCGTATGGTTGACAACACTATTGTGCCAGAGGGTTACTTTACTATCGTCCTGCGCACCGAAGTCACCAACGGCAATTACAAGTTTCTCACCCAGACCAATGGGCAAGATTGCTCGAAAAGTCCAATGGGTCTATTCAAAGACCTGCACATTGATAACGACTTAGCGCAAGTTGATCAAGATATTCAAGACTTCTATTCAATTCCCCAAACCACTGCTTAACCAAAAAGGAAAAAGCAACCATGTATAACCTCGACCCAAACGCAGCGCGAAAAGCTGACACGCAAGGCAACCAAATCAAAGAGCTTGGCAAATACCTAGGCGCCATCACCCAAGCGGAGGACATCACAGCAAAGACTGGCACTAAAGGTCTCAACCTTTATTTCACCAGCGATGCAGGCCAAAAAACCAAGGTTTCTATCTACGTTGCAAAAGCAAACGGCACAGAGCTAAGCGGCTTCTATTTGCTGCAAGCCTTAATGACCTGCTTGCAGCTTCGCAGCTTGTCGCCAAAACAAGGCACTGTGACGGTTTACGACTACGACCAAAAGAAGGACGTGCAGAAACAAGCAAGCATCTTCCCAGAGCTATGCAAACCCATTGGCTTCTTGTTGGGCACTGAGGACTATCTGAAGCAAGATGGCGGTGTTGGTAGCCGCATGGTGCTGCGTGGTGTGTTCCAAGCTAGTACAGAGCTGACAGCGAGCGAGATTCTCGACCGTAAGACTGTTCCGGAAGCATTGCCCAAAATGGTAGCAGCTCTAAAACACAACCCTTTGAAGGCTGCACCAATGGCACAGCGCACACATGCTGCAATGCCTGATGATCAGTTCTTGGGTGACGCAGAGGATTTTCCCTTCTAGCCACTGACTGATTTTTTGCACTGGTAGCCTCTGGGGTATCCCGGTGGAGCGCACTACCAGTGTCAATCTAACTTGGCAAACAAGTTTGCAAACAAGTTTGCAAATAATCCACTTTTACCAATGTAGGAGCAGCCAAAATAAGTTGGCAATAGCTGCTAATTTATTTCTAAATCTTTTACAAAACTATAGTAAATTAGATTACACTATAAGCACACAAACAAAGGAAACGATATGCTCTACGAAATCACTTACAAAAACACAACAACATCAAGAAAGTTTCACACAAGAATTTCGCTTGATGTTGTGCAAGATGGCGATGAAGTCATTATTTCAGTACGTGAACTTGGTGAAATGGTCGGACCATGGAGTCAAGTGTGATGACCAAGCTACCTGAACCAGACGGCTATATGCCGTATCCGATGTGTCATATCAAACGCTATACCGAAGAGCAAATGCTCCAGTTCCGGCGCGATACGCTGGATGCGGCGGCGAAAGTTGCAGACGCAACCGTATGTGATACACACATACCAACTGGGGTAAAAATTTATGGGCAACGTGCAGGCAAAGCCATCCGCGCACTGCTAAAGGAAACCACATGAGCTCTTTATTTTTACTTTCAAATCAGTACCTAGAACTAGCCCACACACTCGCAGAGCTTGATTTAGACAGCACCACAATCGCTGACACGCTAGAAGCATCAAATTTGCCTGATGATATCGCCACCAAAGCGGCAAACATCGAATACGTTGCCCGAAGTGCAGAGGCGAACCATGCAGCGATTGACGCAGAGATTGCCCGTTTACAAGCTCTCAAAGCGCATAGAACAAAGATTGCTACAGGTTTGCGGGAATACATTCTCAGCAACATGCAACGAATGCAAATCGAGCGCATTGAATGCCCACTGTTCACCATGAAGATACAAAAGAACCCAGCAAGCGTAGATGTTTATGACCAATTAAGCATCCCAGCCGAATACATGGTGACACCAGATCCACCGCCTGAACGTGTGGACAAGAAAGCACTGGCGACCGCTATGAAAGCAGGAAAAGAGATTTCCGGCGCACGTATGGTGCAAGGCGTTAGGCTCGCGATTAAATGAAAGTCACTGTATCAGACAAGATGCGCCAGATATTGCGAGACGATGATTGGACACCATCGGAGTTAGCAAGTGAAGTCGGATGCCGTGTCAGTGTTGCCCAAAACTTAATAAGCAAAGAAATAGCCGCAGGAAATGTGCAGTTTGTTGGTTATGACAGGCGGCCAGGTTCGCGCAGCAACCTCTACACATGGGTGGGCGATGATGATCTGATCACAATGGCAAAACGTGCCGCTGATTACTTGGAAGAACATGCAAAAGACCCATTGGGCCAGTCGATTGCTAACCACCTTCGGAGGATGACATCTTGACAGACGTAGAAATCAGTAAAGCACTCGCTCTAGCGATAGGGTGGGATGAATCAACAATTAGTATTCATTTTGCCGGTACACACCCAAGCTATCGATACATTTTAATCTGTCCTGATGGTCGCAATCACTTCAGAACATTCAACTACCTAGACTGGAGTGTGATTGGTCCGATTGCTGCTAAATACAACAAATTCCCTTACGTACATCGGGATAAAAAAGGACTGCTTGACGGTCAGTGGGTTGTTTGGCCTGACACCATAGCAGATACACCACAGAAGGCCATTGCAATGGCAGTTATTGGGGACCAGATTGAAAAAAACTAGCACATACGCACGCAAGATGCGACGTACCGACCAAACCTACAATGCCGCAGCTTGGTTGAACACCTTAACCAAGTGCCGCGCATATTCTGACGAATTGATACCCGGTGCAATTGCAAAAGTGCCTAGCTTTGAAGCCATCCGCGCAATGATTATCGAAACCCGCATGGCGTTTGAGCGCATCAAAAGCGGCTATGGGAATTCCCATAGCTACGATGTGCTGATTGTTGCACTGGGTGAAGCAAAGATACGGTTTGCACAGATAGCAGGCAACGAAAACCTAGCCGTTGACGCGCTAGACACTGCGGACGCTGCTTTGCTACGTACACGCACACGATGGGAAAAAACGGGCGTATGGGGCTTTGATGGCCCTGCATTGGCAGAGATAGCGGACGGCTTGGACTTGTTTGAGGAAGTGGCTACAAATAGCAGTCCGATGCAGATGCACAATGCCATGCTTGAACGTAATAGGCTAGTGGAACAAATGAGGAAACAAACATGTACAAAGAATTGATAGCACGGCTGCGCGTCGGTGCAGGTATTGAGCGAGAGCGCGTTGTTTATATCGGCTGGGGGCCACTAGCCACTGAAGCCGCAGACGCTATCGAAGCGCTGCAAGCAGAGAATGAACGGATACAGGCAGAACTGCAAAACTCAATTACACGCAGACAAGAGCAAATAGCAGCAGCCGATTTTGCAGTGGCTTCATTGAAGGAAGAAAACAACACCCTGCGCCAGCAACTAGCCGAAGCGCAGGCGATTATTGAAGCAAGCCAGAATCAGACACCGTGTGCATTCGCTATGCGGAGAGATGATGGTTTGGTACTTGATGTTATTTGCCCTGATGAACACGAAAGCCATGAAGGTGAATACACCCTGCCTTTGTACTCTACCCCAGTCATTGATGACTATGTGCAACGGGATGCTTGGCGTTATCGTGAATTGATCTTTGCAGTTGCGCGAAAGTTCCCCAACGAGAGCCGCCATGAAACAGCACTACGGTATATCAAAAGAATGGAAGAACCAAGCACCACATCTAGCGCAGCTATGAAAGGCACAGCATGACCAAGCTACCTGAACCAAAAGCGATAGCAAGCTGGGGAAATGGCGTTGGCTCGGTTGTAGGCTACACCGAAGAGCAAATGCTCCAGTTCCGGCGCGATGTGTTGGAGGAAGCGGCTGCGCTTGCACAGAAAACCATCTGCGATACCCACATCCCAACGGGTATCAATATTTACGGAACTCGGGCAGCACAAGCTATCCGCAAACTAAAGGACGAGACGACATGAAAGACTTTATTCGTATCTACGGAACCGATATTGCAATCTCGGTCGGCGACGAAGTTGAAAACAACAGCGCACGGTTCTTTGTTGGTGCAATCAACGACAGCCACAACCTTTGCTCAATTGACAAGTCAAAGCCGTTCACATTGAAAGACCCAAAAGACCCGATGGCAGCTTGTATCCGTCAGGGAAACTACTCTGCTAATGCTGTCACTTTGAAAGTTATCAAATGAACCAATTTCAAACCATTGGAGGTGACAAGTGAAATACACAGTAACCCCAGTTGAGTTTGAAATACACGACGAAGATGCAAAAATGCTTATTGCCAAAGTAACTATGTTTGATGAAGGTGGTGCAACGATTGAACTCAAAAGCTGCCTTGATCGAACCACCTTTGATGCAATCGTACCAAGCTTGCAATATGCTCTATCAGCTATGAAGTTGGATGGTGATCAGTGAGCACTACAACCGCAAAACAATGGGAGCGCCGCGCACTTACAGCAGATCAAGAGCTTGAAACAATCCGCGCCATGCGTAAGCAGGACAGCGAACGTGACCTGACAATGGCGCGAGAAAATGCAGCACTTCGTGTGGCAATGCGCGAGATTCAAGAGGCTAGCAACTGGGCGTTTGACATCCTCCTCCACGCCTAAAGGCAGGGGTTTTTCGGCAAAACTGATAATTCAAGCCCCCATCAAAAGCACTTAGGTGCAATTGCTTGGGGGTTTTTCGTATCACTTCAGCGATCTTGCAATGGTATCGTCCTTGTTTCTTGACGAACTACTCGACCCAAACCAATAAGAAACGCAGGCCATCCACGCGGTGCCCAAGCTGCCCAACATGACCAATAGAGGTTCGCTACTCTTGTACGATTCAGACATCATGAAGGCTAATATCCCAAAGAACCCCACCGTGATCAAGTAAGTTAGTACAGCGGGAACTGTTGACCCCGTAGACACATGCATTTCACGCGCGCTCTTCCTATCATCTAAGGCCAATTGTTCGCGCTTAATCTCGTTATCGTCCATCCACTTTTTGAACTCAATCTCAGCCAGCTTTATTTGCGCTACTTGGTCTGGTGTTAGCTTATCGGCACTGAGCGCGTCGCTAACGGCTTGAACTGTCTTTTCAGGCACACCTAGCTTATCGGCGATGAATGAGGCTGCAATGGCCCCGAATGGGCCTGCAATGGCGCTACCTAGGAGTGGTGCAAGTTTTGCCAGTAGTTCGTTCATACATAAGCCCTTGTTCCATGTGCATCAATAATGAGTGCTTGTTTCTTGTTCGCGTCGCTGAATGAGATATGCACCCAGCCGCCACCATTGGATGCGAACTCGCTTATCAATTGGTCGTAAACAATGTCGCTATCAATGATTGCCTTGACAATCTGGTCAACACTTCCGAACGTAGGGCAAGTGAAGTCAACCGCTTCGGCCTTGACATGCTGACTTGTATGTTTTGAGCCTACAGCAGCGTTAAGAGCAAGACACCGATAACCGCTACTAATATGGATTGGATTAGAACGAAGGCGCAATCTAACCTGCTCAAGTCCGGCTGCGGTTCTTTTCGCAGTTTCATAAAGCTCTATCGGTAAATCGTTGTTGATTCCAAGCCGCCCAGCCGTTTGAGACTGGGTGAACTCTGCGACGGTGAAATGCGGTGAAAGGTTCATTTAAAACCATGCGCTTTCATGTAGTCAAGAACTATGTAACCAAGACCAACAAGTCCAGACCATACCAAACCACTTAATGATTTTTCAATGATGGCTTTACGCATAGCCGCACGATTAGACTGCTCTTGAATGGCTAACCTAACCCATTGCTGTTCCTGCTCTGTCAGGCACGTAGGCTGATAGTGAACCTTGAGAGCCGTGATTATTGAATTGACTAAATGCTCGTGTGTGCCGCTTCGTCGCTCTGTGCCGCCGTAGGTTGGGTGATCGTCTATCATGCTTAACCTTCGCAGAGAATATTCATGCTTCCACCGTCGAAGGTGTCTGTGCCGTTGACTGTGGTGAGACGAATGCGGTCTAGGGTTCCTGAGAACAACTTATCCCCACCACCTATTGCAACTATGCCATCGTTTCTAGTCAATGTATGTGTAACCGCCCAGCGGTTTGAACCAATTAGCGTCATTACCAATTGGCCTGAATTAGTAGTGGCAGCAGTTACAGAAGGAGTAAGACGGAATCCTATTGTGGTTACAGTTGTTGAACCAACAGCAGTGCCGACAATCCCGCTGACAACATCGTTATAGGTTGCGGTATCAATAGAACCAGCACCCCCCTGAACAAGCAAATCACTGGTGCCGCTTGTGGAAACAACACCTAGCATCAAAGTAATCCGCTTCGCCCATGAAGGGATGCCAGTGAAGTCAATAGACGTACCTGATGTAGCGGCCTGAGCAGTGCCGAGTGTTAAGGGCTGGCTCAGTTTTGCAGCCGTGATGCTTGCGTCCACAATATCCGCAGCAGTCACCGTAGCATCGGGCAACCCACCTGCTACTAGGCCTGTGATGCTTCCATTTCCGTCTAAAATCATTGTCATAAAAGTACCAATCTAGCGCCAGAGGCGACTGTAATGTTTTGTCCCGTAGGGATGGTGAGGGGGCCAACTAACACTTGGCCTGTCCCTGCCAGTACACTGACCCCGTTGGCTTGGGTTAAGAGGTTCACGCCTGATGAACTACCACCACCACTCGAAAGTTGGAACCGTGTACCATCATAAAAAATCTGCACCGCAGCGCCCGCTGGAATATCCCCACCAGTCAAGGCCGTAGCGCCCGACTTCGTAACAGCCTTAGCACCCAACCCGTTGATGTTGATAGTCACTGCGCCTGTGTTAGCGCCAGCGGCTACGAAGCGAAAGGTCTGCCCTGTAACGTAGGCTGTGATAGCTGGAGTTATGGTAGCTGTGATTGTATTAGTTCCTGCTACGCTAGTCAGCAAGAACACAGTCCCGTTTTGAGTGGCTGTGAAGTTTGCTGTAATCGAGGCAGTTAAATCGGACGAGACCTCCTCAATAGCCGCTTGAACATTTGTTGACGAGATAGTACCCGCAGGGGCGAATCCAACTACGTCCGCACTAGCCTCACCTGCGGCTACCGAAGCACTGGCTGCAGCGGCAGCGGCACTGGCTGCAGCGGCAGCGGCGCTGGCTGATGCGGCTGCAGCGCTGGCAGTAGTTGCCCCTATGTCGGCAGTTATGTCAGCAGCTACGGCGTTATTCTCCAGGTTTTGAGCGTTCATCGCGTCAATAGCGACAGGCAGCCATGCGTGGTAGGCGTCGGCCCGTTCGGCAAAATTCGGGGTGTCCAGCCTACTGGGGGCAGGCGTGGAGTTTATAGGGATAAGTACGGTCATGCGGATAGCCCTTGAATGTCAAAGTTGCATAGCGAAGTAGAGTAGTATTCTACGTTAATAGTGAAGTCTCGGATGTTTCCGAAGGTAGTGAGAGTCTCATATTCCGCCACATCGGCAACAATCCATGTGCATGGGGTGGCTCTCAGACCTGCAAGTGTGCGATAGACACCGGACAACTGCGACTTGTCGAACAAGGTATCAACGCTGAGGTCTTTACTGTAGCCCTTCTGAACAAAGGTCGTGACCCCGTTGGTGTCAGTCTTTTTTATGCTGTAGTCGGTGATTCCAATGGAGGCCCCATACTGGGAACCACCGAGGTCCACGGTCTGTCCTAAGCTCAGGTGACCGCATTTCGTGGTGGAACCTGTGATTCGTATGGTGATGTACGACAGGCTGTACAACGATAAATCAGTCAGCGTGTAGTCTGTGCGTTGTTCAAAAGGTGAGAAGTAGTATTGATACCAATTGGCGATAGGTGCCCCATCTAACACGAACTTCTCAGTACGCAGTATCTCTCCACCGTGCTCACTTAACACACTGACCTCAACTTGTAGGCCTTCAAGTCCGAACATCCCCAAGCCCGAACAGTAGCCAGGTCTAAGTATGTAAACCTGCTCAGTCGCTGCTGTGCTGGATGTGCTGACCTGGGAGTCAAAAGCTGCCCAAGTATTGGACGGCCCCCTGCTCAACCAGTAGGTGGGTGACGTGGACGGCGTGTTGCCGGTGCTAGGCGACAGGACGCACTCCCATATTTGCTTGTCGTAAGTCACTCGGTCATTGAGGGTGTAGGTGGTGCCTGCAGCGTAGGCTGCGTCTACATCCACCAGACTGGTGTAGACAAAAGCCCCCGTAGTCACATCAGCAGCACGAGTCGCTGTAACGTGAGTTGTGGCGTAGTAGCTGGACAGGTTGCCCTGCTCGTACTGGGCACCCCAGAGGTAGACGCTGGATGTGCCGTCACCTGAGTAGGTGCTAGTTGAGCCACTCATCAACTCGATTCGACTGGTCGCGGAGCCTGTAGAGAGAGCAACAGCCTTACCTGAGATTCTGTACACACCGTTTGCAAAGGCTGTTACGCTACAGACCAGTGTTCCAGTGTCGGTAAACGCCCCGGTTGTCAAGTCAAACACGGCAAAGTCGGTTGAAGAGAAATGCGGCGAATAACCCGGAGAGATTCCTATACGCCTAGACCCTGTGTCTGCCTTCACGTAAACGGAAAAAGTGTAATCTAAGCCTGCAGTAACGCTGCGCCCTGCTGACGTGATAGTGTGCGCCCCTGTGCTACTATCTTCAACAAGTCGGTCCATGGAGGTGGTGCCGTCTGGTGCCGTTGCGGTGTTCACCGCAACGGCGGTGCCTGTTTTGGTCCATGCTACGTCCCCAAACTGACTGCTATGGATTTGCAGGTTGGTTGTAGCGAATTCCGCCATAAACCCCTGAAAAACCTTTGTAATGGGGTCGTGGGTTAGGCGGGGGGTATCAACGGCTGCTGTCTGCATAACACCGGCGCTGTCGATGTAGGTAGCAGTGCTGGCCCGTGCGAAGGACCCCGCTGTGATTGTGGTGGGTTTTATTACCTTCATACCACCACCTCCGTAGTTTGGATGGACTCGCCGCCTTGGGTTACTCGCTTCAGCACTGCACTGGTATAGCCCGTATTGCCTGCAATTGCCCGCAACTCATAACTCATATTCTCTAACTGGCGGCTTTGTTGGCGCATAATTTCTGCCTGCTGTTGTACAAGTGCCTCCAAGCGGGCGGTGGTGTCAGAGCCTGTGCTTGTCAGTAGGCTCTGGGTCTGAGCAGCATTATAGATGCGACTTGGGCCTGTGGCCTCTAATTCTGGACCGTTCTCCCCTACCAAGCGCATACCGCCGGAATGGAAGCCGCCGGACGCAAACGCGGGTATGGTCTGGCCAAGGATGGCGGCAATTACTCCGCGCAGACCGTTGGCAGTCCTGTCGGCTCCTGCAGCTACAGCAGCAGCGATTACGTCTTGGGCTGTGCCTGTGGACGCGCCCAAGGCCAGCAGCTTCTGGTCAATCGTGTCCAGCAGGGCCAAGCTGTCAGCTCTGTAATCGCTCATGGACAAGATGTTCTGGTCCACCAAGGCGGCGACACTCTCCGCATCGGCTAAGACCTTAGCAATCAGGCTGTCCTGCCCGGTCGTCTGCAGGGCCTCAATCAGCGGGTTGATGAGGGAGTTCACTTTGTCGCTGGCGGCGACAAGGCCCTCGTCTGTGGCGCTTTGCGCCATAAGCGTGGCTTGGGCGAACTGAGACTTCAGGTCGTTAGCCTTTTGCTCGTCGGTCATCTGGCTGAACTTGTAGCTGCGGATAGTTTCGCGGATTCCTGCAGCGGAGCCGGCCATCAGGTCTGCCAAGGCCTTTTGGGCCTCGTAATACTTGACAGTCTCATCTTTCAGCTTTGAGAGTCGGGTGACGGATGTAGACGACGAGTTCACGAAGTCCTGCATGGCTTTCTGGTACGCCAGAACAGCCGCGCCTGCCAAGCCTTGGGCGGTGTTGACTTGGGCTTGCAGGGCGTCACGTTCTGTTGTCATGGCGCTCAGGACTTGATTGGCGGCCTGCAGGGTTGCACCACCATCACCGCCGAGTTCGGTCCGAATCTGGGACCAAGTTGTCTGGGCGGCGTACATACGGGTCTCAGACGCAGCGAGTGCGGACTTGGCGGCATTCAAAGCATTGACAGCTGCTGTGTATGCCTCTGGGGTGTAGGCTTCAGAGCTGCGGTTATACCAAGGTCCTATATCCCTCATGAGGCGGTCAGGTGTGGCGTTCACCACTGCCTGTGCCTCAGCCACGCCGAGTTGCTTGGAGCCGTAGTCGCTGTAGGCCAACGAGTAGTTTTGTGCAGCCGTGCTTTGCCGGATGACGTTGTTCTGGGCAACGCTGGCGGCGGTTTGGGCTGCGGCTAAGTTGGTGTTAGCTGCAGTCAACTGACCTGTCAGGGACGCTAGTTGAGACGCTGTACTCGTGACGCTACCATTGGACGGTCCGCCGGACTGGATAGCCGCAATGCGGCTCTCTATCTCGTCTTTGGATAGCGACTGTGGGGATAGGATACCAATAGCAGCGTCTCTAACGGATATGCGCTCACCAGTAATATCGCCAATCACTTTACTCACCCTCTCGGCCAAGTTTTCAAAGACCTTGGTAACAGTAGTGGTGAACGTGGCGGTGTCTACGTTTGCTAGGACCGCAGCTAGTTTGGTGAAGTCCACGTTGGCTGAATCCGCAGCGATTGACAGGTCGTAAATCTGCTGCTGCAGGCCTGCAGCAGCTGTTTGAGCCGCTATCAGGTTCTGCCTCATAGGCCTGACGCGAGTATCAAAAGCCAGAACGCTGCTAGTGCTAGTGCCCATGATGGAGTTCATGAACAGCAACTCGTTAGACATGGCGGCAGAGGCGGCTGTGGCGGCGGCCAGCGAACTCACTGTCGGATTGGTGGCCGTGCTGGACAGCAGGCTCAAGCCGGAAGTAACCATCCCAAGGGAGGCCACCACACCGAATTGACTGCCTGTGACAGATTTCAGAATAGCCTCAGCAGCGTCAGTCGCAGCCTTTGCGGTTTCCTCGGCCAAGGTCTTCATGGCAGCAGTTGTCGTTGCAAATTCCGGTGCCAAGTTCAGCAGCACGGCATGGGCGTTGCGACCTGCCTCGGTGTTCAGGTCTAGACCTTCAACTAAGGCTCGGAACCCTTCGTTAGTCGCTGGTAGTGCGTACCCCAGAAGGACCAAGGCTTTACGCATCTTGGTTTGGCTGTCGGCAACCTTCTCGCCGTTGGAGTAATAGGTGTCGTAGAACGCTTGGCTGACGGATGCAAACTTCTCCAAGCCTCCGTGAGCCTTCAGGAGTTCAGCAGCAGCCACAGCGCCGGACACGCTTACAGCGTAGAGTGAAGTATGGGTGGCAGTCAGCCAAGTGTTCACCGCTGTCAGGCTGGAGGCCAAGCGGGCCAAGGTGTCACGGGCTGCTTCGCCCTCTACCGCGAAGCCAGCAATGTTCGGTACCAGCCTGACGGCCAGCTCGTCGGCCATACCGGAGAAAATAGCAAGAATGGTGTCTGATGTGGCACCAGCGGCGATGTCGATACTCTTGCTGTAGCTGTCAATGGAGTATGCGGACAGACCAAGAGCCTTGGCAGAGTCGGATGCCGCAGACTTCACGCCCACAAAAGCATCGGTCCAGCGCTTGGCGACGGCTGCGTCGATAGCAGAAGTTTCGGTCCAGTTGCGGTCACTGGTGAACCAGCCGCCTTGCTGGTGCATGTTGGCGTAGTTCTGGCCACTGAAGCCGGAGGAGTTGAAGGTTCCCCTTGTGCCCTGCTCGCGCACTTCCGTCGAGCCGTAGCCGAAGGCTCGGTTGACGAGGCCTCCGATAACACCGGCTACTGGGCCGATGCCTGGAATCATGCTGGCGATGCCTGCGATGGCGTCTACATCGAGGCCATCAACCTTGAAACCGCCCGAGAGCGCCTTGCTGATGCCGTAACCGCTCACACCGTTGAGCACGGAACCAGCAATCACGCCGGCCAACTGAGCACCGCCAGCTTGGGCTGCCATGCTGGCAGACTGCATGGTGGCTGTGTTGGTCATGCCTGAGCCGAACTCACCCAAAAGGCTTCCGATGGGGCCTGCGCCAGTCTTATCCACCAAGAATTGACCGACATTCGCGCCGACGTTCAGGCCGCCGGTCAACTTGTCGTACAGGCTGCTCAGGTTGCTCAGGATGCTAGAGCCTGGCCCACCTAAGCCACCCAAAGTACCTGTGCCGCCGAACGCGGTGCCGCCCATCACGGAGCTGAACATGGCCTGCATGTTGACCTTGATGGGCTTGCTCAATTCGTCCTCCAAGACCTTCTTCAGGTTCTTGGCGCTCTGGTCACCGCCCACGGTCAGCCCGTCGATTACAGCGTCAGCCAGAGAACCTGCCAGCTTCTCGCGCTCGGAGTTGGCCAAAATAGTCTTGGCGGTTGCGGCAGCCCGCTCTTTGATTCCTGCTCCCTTCTCGCCTTTTAGCTGGTCCATCTCTGTGCGAAGTGCCAAGATTTGGGCGTTGTACTTGTCCATCAGGTCTGTGGCGGCGGTGATTGGCACACCGCTGTCCATTTGAGACGAAATCAGGGCGTCCAAGTTCTCTTGTGCAGCCTTTAGGTTCGGCACCAACTTGTCGTACTGGTCGTTCAGCGCTTCCTGCGCGGCGGCGGAGGCCCGCACACCTGCAGCGTAAGATGGGTCAGCGTAGCGCAAGGATTCGTCAAGTGCGGCGGCGGCGGCGGCCTTAACTTGGGCCTTGTCCTGTGCATCCCAGAATTCTTGGGAGGTCTTCTTGAGGTCGTGCAGGGCCTTGCCCACTTTGATGATTTCAGTCTCTACCAAGCGGAAGGTGGCGCTGGCTGCTTTGGCTTTTTCTGCAGAGATTTTCTCAAAGAAGGATTCGGCAGAGTTTTGGGCGCTGGAAATCTTAGTTTCCATATCCTTGACTGCTTTGGAAACCTCTTCTGGAGTGGCTTGTGGGTTGGACTTCTTCCACTTGTCTGTGGCGTCTATAATGTTCAGAATTCCTGCAGCGTAAGCTTCAGAGTAAGTCTTAGCATCCAATTCAAGCAGTGCGGTCTTCTCATCAGAAAATGCACGAGTCATAGACAAGAGTTCAGCAAAATACTGGCCCTCGGTAATCATCTCAGCTTCCCGCTTAACCTTCAGGATTGCCAGCTTATCCGACTCCAGCTTGTCCATCAGGTTTACGGCTGTGGTGTTGCGCTTGGCAAGCTCTGCCAAGGTGTTGTCTTGGTTCAGGTCTAGGGGGGTGAGGGCTTTGCGCTTCTTACCGCCTTCACCGTCAAAGATGTCACCTTCCGAGCCTTGTATTCCACGACGCCTAGTTTTTGACTGTGCTAAATCGAGGGCGGCTATCTGCTTCTTAATCTGGAATAATCTGTTTGTGTCTGTGATGGTCTTGTATATCGCTTGGTGCCTATCTTTCTCTATCTTTACCAACCTAGACTCCATCTCAGCTTGAGCTGTAGCACGAGCCATTTCTGGGTCGTACATATTGTTTCTTACGAAATACAGCTCGGACTCAGCAGCCAACAGGCGCTCAATGCCCGCCAGTTGGCGGTAGTATTCGTCAACACGGCGCACGGCGGCCTCGCCGTAGGCCTTGTCGGCTGCTTCACCTGCAGTCAGGCCCTCTTTACGAGCCTTCAAGGCAGACTCAGAGGCAGCCAGTTCACTGGTCAGGCTCTCATTAAACAGGTTCATCTTCGCTTTGATGGCAGCGGACGATTCCTGCAGACCCTTTAGAGTCTTGGCGTCTTGCTTTTCCAGCGCTTCCTGAGCGCTCTCACCAGCAAAAATCCACTTGACAGCCAGAGCGCCGACGGCGGCAGTGGCGGCAATCACACCCAAGGTGATGGCGGCCAAGCCTGCCACAAGCGCCCCAGTGACCAGTGCTGAGCCGGCAGCCAGTATTCCAGGAACCATAAGCTCCAAGGACATAACCACACCAGCGATGCTGGAACGTAGGGCCGCCATCACAGCTGTCCCCACAGCAACTTCGGCCATAAACGCTGCGGTTGCTGCCCGTACAGCTACGAACCCGGTCAGCACCACAGCCAAGGCCTCTTTTCCGAAAAGGACGTAAGCTGCAGACAGGCCAAGAACGGCCTCTTTGTGCTCCCACAAGAACTTGGTACCCTCTACGAGTGCCATCCCTAAGTCCACAGTGCCCTTCACCATGTCTGCCAAGCCTTTTTGAAACTCTGGGCTGCTGGAGGTCTGGTGCAGCCGGTCAGCGAACACCATCAAGGAGTCCGAGGCTGTGGTGAAGGCTCCGACGAGCCCGGTTTCGAGGGCTGCTTTCAAGGCGTCTACTGAGCCTTGTGGTGTGAGGCGTTTCTCAGCAGCGATGATGAAGTTCTTGCCCGCTGCGTTCTCCGTTGCTTCTTTGCTCTTGGCTGCCATAACATCGAAAGCCTCGTTCACAGCTTTGATGCGAATTGCAGCAGCTTCGGCCTTCTTTCCTTTAGCCTCCAGAGCATCAGCCTCCTTGAGGTGCTCACCGGCCATGCCCTTCACAGTCTCAAGCGCTTTAGCTTGGGCCGCAGCAAAAGTCTTTGCGCCCCTCTCGTTGGACAGGCCAGCAAAGTAGCTGTCCTGAGCTGCTTTGGTTTTGTTGACTGTGGCAAGAGTCAGCTCGCGGAAGATTTCGATGGTCGGCTTCAGCTCGCCTGCTGCCTCACCGTTTACTTCCCGTATATTCACCTTTAGAGCTTTAAGTGTTTCTGCAACTTTTCCGCTGCTCTTACTTATTTCGGTATAGAAGTTTCGGTAGCTGGTTCCTGCGGCAGAACCTGTAATACCGATTTGAGCAAGTGAGCCCAAGCCTTCCGCTGTATCAGCCAATGACAGGTTGAAGTGCTGTGCTACGACTGAGGCAGTCTTGAAGGCTTCTGCCATGTCAGACACAGAAGCAATACTATCAGAAGCCGTCTTCGTGATGATGTCCTGCAAGGTCTCATACTGCTGAGCAGTAAACCCGTATGCCTGCCCGACGGCCACTGTCACTTCAGCCGCTTTTTGCATGTTGACGCCGCCAGCGGACGCGAACCGCATCGTAGGCTCAAGGGCCGCCATGGCGTCTTTCGCGTTAAGGCCGGCCAGGGATAGAACTTCTAGACCTTTCGCGGCTTCCAGTGGGCCGTACATACCCTTGTTTCCAATCTCAAGCAGGCGGTCACGCAGGATGGCCATATCGGCTGCAGAGGTGCCCGCCACTTCGGAAATATTGAAGAGGGTAGACTCAAACTCTTTGCCAGACTTTATGGCACCTGTCAAGCTGAACGACACCGCCGCGCCGGCGAGCAACGGCAGTGTGTTGCCCCAAGTCAGCCACAAGGCTCCGAAGCCGGAGGCCAAACCCCTGACACTGGAGTGCAGGTTGTTTCCTGAAATTGACAGTCGGTCGAATTTCTTAGCCAGTTCGTCGGCTTCCTTGGCATGAGAGGTCATCGGCAGTGCTGGCACCTGCTCAGAAATAGCCTTAATCGGCTGGGCCCGCAGTGCGTTGTACGGTGTGTAGGAGCCGACGACTTCGTTGCCTGCGAGGCGTTGGCCGGTGGTGCCGATGTTTGCTGTACGGGCTTTGGCAGCAGCCTCAAGCCGGGCCGCCTCTACCTTCTTGGCAGCCAGTTTTATGGCCTCGGCCTCTTTGTTCGCCATCTCCCCAATTAAGGCTATCCGTGTCTCATCATGCTTGGCCAATACCTGCCCACTGCCTTGTAGGCCTTGGCGAACGGTGCCCACGAAGTCTGAGCCGTACTTCTTGGTGGCCAGCTTCTCGGCATCGGCAGACCCACTTTCCAGCATGCGCCTGATACTCTCAGAGCGCTTTTGGATATTGGCCAACATGCGGCTGGAGCCTTTTTCGCTAATCTGCTGCAAGGCCGTATTAGCGTCGGTCGCGTACTTGACGTTCAACGCCATGTCTCGCTCGGCTTCAGACATGCTTCTGCGTCGGGCAGCAAGCGCCTCCCGCTCGGCTTGGCGCTTGATGCTCTCGGAGCGCTTGAACTCCGTCAACTGTGAGGCCTGAAACCCCCCCAGGCGAGCGCCTTGGGTGCGCCAAGCCTCCAGTTCCGAACCCTGCAACTGCCCCATCTTGGCCAGTCGGTGCTCGTAAGCGTTCTGGATTTCGCTGGTCTGCGCCCGAACCAAGTTCAGGTTTGTCTTCTCTCCGCTAATTAGCTCTTGGCGCATCTGCTCTTGCGCCTGCTTGAACGTCCCGGCGATACCAGTCTTCTCTACGGACTTCATCGCCTCAGCCATCCGGCCCAAGCTTGTCTTAGAGGCTTTACCAAGCTTCTCAACTTTAGAGTCGTAATCTGCTGCCGACTTTATAAAAGTTCCAAAAGCCTCTTCCTGCGCTTTAATATTTTTTGTGGCGCTTGGAGAGGCGAAAGCCTGTGCGAAATCCACGCCGGCAGGGGCAGCAGTCTTTAGGGCAGTGGCGGCTTTGGTGGCGTTGGTGCCCGTTTTTGCTATGCCCTCGTTCAACCGGTCTAACGCGTCCAAGTCCTTATTTGGGATTTGGACGCTTAGTTTTAGGATGTTATCGTCGCTGCCTTCGCTCATACTGCTACCCTCGTGTGTATGGCCCCGATTTTACTCGCTGCCATCGTCATTCAGTAGCGACAAAAACGACAAAGCCAGCACTGAGGCTGGCTTTTCTTCACTTCTTATCGGCTTTGAAGGCTTTGTAGGCCCTATCGAGTACCTGAACCCCCCACCACAGGTCTTGGGCATCCCAAAATCCTATGCGGTGGTGCTGGCAGTAAGCATTGAATTCAACCAAGGTGAGCCGGTTGACTCCTGCCATCGCCGCCTGCCTCATCTCTGACAACTCCCAGAATACCTGCATAGTGTGCTGTAGGTGTTTCTGGATTGTCGGTCGTCGGGCAAGTGCTGCAGGGCGAATGCCTGAATCTTCTTCAAACTTGAGCAGCTCTGTCAGAGACGGTGCCCACTCAAGTTCCCAGATTAGGCACTCTTCTAGTTTTTTGCGTCTTCGGCCTCTTGCTCAGCTTTGAAGGATTCAAAGTCCTCGCTCACGGACGAGATGTAGCGGCGGAAGTCCTTGATGGCCAGCAAGCGCTTTGCATTCTCGGTGCTGTAGTCCAACTTCTCGCCCTTGATGGCAACGTGACCCTTCCAGCCCAAGAGGATAGTCTTGGCCATAACTTCGCCCATCAGGCTCTCGTTGAGGGCTTCAGCAGCTTCGCCCTTGGACTCCAAAGCGACCTTGTTGCGCTTGTACATGCTGGCCAAGAGGCGGTTGTACTTAGCGTTGCCAGCACGAGCGACCAAGAAGCTGACGCCGTTGCCGTACTCGACCCAGCGGCCTTCTTGTTCAGCTTTTTCATCGACAGCGAAAGTGGAAAAAATATCTAACATAGGATTCCTTGTGGTGGTGGTTGGTTGATTCCGGTGCAGAGTATATCGCAAATCAAAAAGGCTCCGAGAAATTTCTTTCCCGGAGCCAAAAGGTTGGTACCACCCAACCCACCACGAAATTTAGAGTGCCGCCGTGCCAAAAGCGTCGATAAACACAACCTTCTGCAGGGTAGCGTCTGCATTAGCAGCATCACGTAGAGCTGTGAACTGTACGTCAGCCATCATGTCAGCATCCTTGCCGCCAGCGGTAATCTGGTAGGAAGAGATGTTGACCACAGGCAAGGAGAACACGTAGCCATTACCTGCACCGTCCATGGTAGAGAACGCCAACGACGTGTTGGTGTTAGCCACAAACTTGTCGAACAAGGTCTTGTCAGCGAAGTAGATGGACATGGAGCCGGTCAAAGAGATGGTGCCGCTACCGATACCGACACTGCCCAAAGTGCAAAGGGCATCTTGCTCGCGCAGGGCGTTGTCGTAATCCAAGCTCAAGGACTTGACGAAGGTGCTAGACAGGGGTGTGCCGCCTTCCCACACCTGGCAGGAGCTGCCGGTCACGCCGGACTGGATGTCAAACGAATAGCTCGCCGTAGGGGTTCCGGGCAGAGCAGTCGCTGTGGTCATTGCAGCAGCCTTACCCATGAACGAGAAGTTGATGGTAGACAGGTTTCCAGACTGGATGGAGATAGCCATCTTGCTAGGTGTCATACCGGTGAAAGCCTCAAACACGCCCACGTCAGTCATGTTCTTCTCAATGGTATAAGAAGTCTGGGTAATGCCATGGCTCAAGCGACGGGTCTGCACGGAGCAAGTAGCTACAGAGGTGCCGACAGTCGCAGGGGTTCCAGCATCCAAGGTGATGACCGTGGAGGTGGGGGCCACGGTAGAGCTGACACGGAACAACTTACCGTTGTTGGCGCCACCTGTAGTCAAACGGAACCACTGACCGCGCTTCAAGTTTGTGAAGGCGCTGGTTGTGGTTGGGGCCACGGACGCAGTGATGGTCGTTGCAGTGAAGTCCGCAGTGAAGGTTGTACCAACACCAGCAGTACCGTACACCGCGAAGGTGCTTTGCAGTGTGGACTCCATGAAGCGGTCATACTCGCGGTACTGCATTTCGCCGTTGAGGTCGCCAGAGGCTTTAGCGCCTGTGGGAATCATCGAAGAGATAGTGCGAGTGGAGTTGATTTCGGTAGACATCGCCTTGGTGATGTCGTAGTTCAGGCTCTCGCCAGTAATACGGACTTCGAGAGGGTTACCCGCGACAGGGGTTACGCCGAAGGTTACTTCGGGGATATAGCGTACTTGTACAGCACTGGAACTTGCGAGAGGCATATTGGACTCCTAGTAAAAGATGCTGAAGTTTGCCTCTTTATCCGGAGCCTGTACCCCGTTTGCAACTGAGTGTGCTGCTCCTGTCACTACATGACTGACGACATACCTTTAGTTGTCATCTGCCCAGAACGGCACAAGCGCAGGATAGTAGACCCAGCCCTTGAACGGCTGCTCTCTGGCAAAGGATGCCATGCGGGTGCGTACGCCGCCAAACTGCGACTGTTGCAGGGCTCGGTAGAAGTGCTCAATCAAGGTGTAGGCCTTGGCAGTGCCTGAGCCCTCTTTGACGGCGGCTTGAAGGTGAATCTGGCCAATCTTGCGGTGAATTGGGTTCGTGCTCAAGTCAGCTTGTGCGCCGTCCAAGAACCGGATGTTCACCACCAAGAACGGGTCAAGCTGTGTGGAGGTATCGACAATAATCCGGTTGTCGTATTCAATCACAAGCGGGTAGTCTGTAAAGCTGGCCTTGGCCGCTTCTACAGCAGTAACTATACTTTGACGGTGTTGTTCGAGTGTAGCCATCACTTAATCCAGTTGTATTTGTACTTCTGTATGATGTAGTCTACAAAAGCACGATTCTCTAAATGCCTGTGAACAGGCCTGTAATTGGGGTCCATGTCTCCGGTCTTGATGCTGCCGGAAATTGGGGAGGAGTTGACAAGTGTAACCTTGGTGTTATACTTTATCGTGCTGATAACGGCTAGTCCACTTGCCAAGGGTTCCTGAATTGCCTCTGGGTGCCCCGCGTAACGCACTTTGTCATAGTAAGACTTAATCTGCTTCGAGCCCTTGATGTCCATGTTCTGATACTCAGTATCGAGCAAATTCTTGTACCAGTCCTTGGTGTAGCCTGTGTGCGGGTTGTTTGAGGTTACAACTTGCCAGTTAGATACGAAGTCTCCCGAATATTGTGGAGACTCTTTCAGAACTGTTTTTAGAATTTGAGTTACCTTCTTCTTTACGAAGTCGGTGGCTGAGCCCTTGATAAGAGCTCTCTGAGCTTTTGTCTTTTTCAGAAACGAGTTTAAGTTCTTTACCTGAATTGCAGCCATGCTCAACCTCGACGGATGTGCAGGCTCCAAGCATCTTGGTCAGAGACTATGGCGACAATTCTCCAACTCTCAGAATTCACCACTACGTTTTGACCGACTACTGGGCTAACTGACGATTTAGCAACAACCAACGCCATGTCACCTGCCAAGTTGCTTGGGCTCGCTTGCGTACGAAACTCATAGACCTTGTAATAGCCCAAGAGGATTGACGGCACTGTCACGCTGGCTGCGCTGTAAGTGTCGAGCACGGGATTGTACACGCCGGTGCTGGTGAATGTGGAAGAAATTACGCCGTAGTCAATTTCGTCGCACTGGGCGGTCTTGAACCCCTCCAAGGACAGGTGGACGGTGCGCACTCGGTAGAGGGCTGGGCCTTGCTTGATGATGGTGCCTTTTGCAATGACTGCGTTCTTGCTGAAATGGAATAGCCAGAACGGGTCATACTGGGCGTCAGTGACTCCGTTTACAGTGTCCTTCAGGTAGTCCCGCTGACCGTGCTGCGCGGTGACTGCTGTACTTAAGCATGCTTGGCCAGGTGTCACAAGGTTGAATAGTCCGCTGCTTGCCTTCATCCAGTGCGAGGCGCGGATTGCTCCGCCGCGCCACTCGTCCAGTATCCCATCACCAACCACCCACATCTCATTCAGGATATTGATTGCGGAATGCGTGGGTGGGGTGATGGCCGGGTCGATGCTCAACACCCGACGTTTAGCAGTGCTACCGTCGGGAGAAGCTTCTAGGAAGGTGGATACTTGGGCCTTGAACAGCAGCGCATTGCTGTACGCGTCGTAGACCGGACATGTATCGAATTTTCGGGCTACGGTCTTTAGCTTCATGCTGTCACCGGGTCTACAGCCAAGGGTGCGGCTATAGTGAAAATCGGGGTAATGGCTGCTGGAGGCGTGTAGCCGCTCAACAAGGTTAGGGCAGCCTGCAAGCGGGCCCGGATGCTCACGTAGCCGGCATTAACGCCATTGCGAACTGCCTCGAATGGGTCGGCAAAGCGCTCGAACTCTGCACGTCCGTCGGTGACCTTCTTGGGGCTGAACAAGGGTAGGCTTGTGAGCAGTATCCTGCCATAAGCGTAAGCTGAAAACAGGTTTGCGATTGTGAACACCTTGGTCTGCGCTGCGGTGCGGGACAGCACAGGCGTAGCGAGAATGGAGTCCAAGAGCGCTGGAAGGGTTGAATCTATGTCCGACAACTCAAGTTCGAGCTGGTCAGTGAAGACCTTTAAGTCAAGCGTGAGGTCCTCTAGCTCCTCGTCGGAAACTCCAAGGACTGCTCGAACTTCGTCTGCGGTGGTGCGTGTTAGTGCCATGGGTGAATTATGGCTGGGGTCTGGGGTTTTGGGTGCTTAGGTGGTGGAAGATGGCAGCAGAAGTAAAAATGGCCCTAACGGGCCATTTTTACTTCTTTGCCCCTGCGGGCTTACTCTCATCGGGGTCCGCCCATCGCTGAATCACGGGCTGGCCCTTGATCCAGTCAGTCTCCTTGGCCTTGGTGGGCACTCGTGGCTCAAAGCGGCAACCGCTTTCGGGGCACACGAACGGGAAAACTGCAGTGTTAATTAGCCAGATGCCTGTCTTGTCGTGGATTTGTTGTTTTTCCATAAGTATTCAGGGAGGCTTTCGCCTCCCTGTTCTTTTTTATTAGCTGATTGTCAGCACATCAAAGGGGCGCAGGTCGCTGTCGCCCAAGCTGCGGAATACTTCCTCAGCCCAGTCAAGGCGCATAGCTGTCGAGCGTTTCATGGCGTACTCCTCTACAGCGCTGTAAGCAGCAGCCGTATTGGTAACACGAGAGATACCTACGGACGCATCTAAAGCATAGATGGTGTTAGCAGGCACCGGTCCACCATCAGCAGCAGAGTCAACCAAGAAGATGCGAACGTCATTGCCGAAGCCTACGTTAATCAAGCCTGCTTGTGGGTCTACGCGAGTCAGTGTTGGGTCATAGCTATTTGAACCTGGACGACCAGTGCGGCCTTCAATTTTCAAATACGTGTCGAGGTCGCAAACAAGGTGCGTAATCTTACGGTACTTGCGCTGGCGAGCCAAGAACTTAACAAAAGCTTTGTGAGTCAGAACGCCACCTGTAGCTGCTGCATCCAAGGATGTAGAAGTCACTGCAGCAACTGCACCTACGTTCAAGTCACCGTCTCCGTTGTACAGAGCGTTGATGTAGCGGTAGACGCGCTCGTCACGCTCAACTTGCAGGTAGTGAGCCACGGTACGAGTGACATAATCTATGTTCGTATTGCGCAGGGCCTGATCGGTCCATTGCATTCCGATGTTCCAAGCGCCAATGCGACGGATACGGTCGCTGGTCTTGAAGAACAGCATCTTTGACGGCTCAGCGCCTTGAGCAACACGAGTTGCCTTAGCCTCCTCTGGGCCACCAACTGTCTTGTAGTCCACCACTGGCTGTTCAAAATGCTCCGAGTCAACGCTGATGTTGTTGGCAATCATTTGCTCAAACACACCAGAATCGGTTTCACGGTCCTTTTGCATCTCGCTCGTGATTTCGCTGATAACAGCGATATTCACGAAAGCACGGGAAGCAGTGCCGAAAGTGCCAGAGTTCTGCTGAGTGTTAGCGGAGAAGCTTCCGGCAGCCGAACCATCCAAGAGAGCACCAATCTTGGTGGCGCGGAAGCCGAATGGGTTGTTCTTGCCGGGACGAACCAAGCCTGTGGAGGCCTTAAACTGGTCAAAAGCGGTGCCAACAGACAGGTCTGCGTCAGCAAACTTGCGGTTGATTTCAGCAACTGGGTCGCCAGATTTAACCATCGCTACCAGCTCTTCTGCGCTGGGCTCCCATTGTTGTGTACCGCCAGAGCGGTCGATGTATGCAACTTGCATGATTTTGATTCCTTGAAAAATGGTTTAGACGCGAGCAATAACGCCCACAGTGCCGACTGCTCCAGTGCCAACAGCACCCAAGCTCACAACACGCCACAAGCTCTTTTGTGTACCCTGAGAAGTTGCTTTGCAGACTTTGGGGTAAGAGGTGAGGGCGGTGCCTTTAGCGGTAACGCTACCAGCAACAACGTAGTCGCCTACAGCAACAACGCCGGTACCGGGGGTGGCTTGCAGGCCATCAAAGACTACGCGAGCGCGGCCTTCGCAATACACGGAGCCAATGCTGAAACCGTTTTGTGGTGCCAGCTCTACAGCGTAGATGATGGCTTCAATGTCATCGCCGGCCACAGCCAGGTCATAACGGGACTCACCTGCGAGCTTGACAATTTTGCCTTGCTCTTTGGTGTCTACTTGGTTGCTAGTCCCTGAGCCAGCACCCAAGCGGACAGCCATAGCTGGTGCTTCAGGTACGGTAGGGGAAATGAAATGGTCGAGGGCCATGATTCAGGTTCCTTTACTTTGATTGAGAAGATTTCACCGCATGCACAAACAATGGGTTCACCAGCGCTGCTACGGGTTTAGCCGGGGCATCTTCTGGTTTGGCTGCGGTAACACCACCCACCTTAAATTTGGATTTGAACAACTCGCTAACTCGGCTGTGCTCAGCCAAGACTTCGGAGTCAGCCACTGCAGCGGCTTCAATGTTCAGAGGTACGCTCATCGCCTTGATACTGTTGCGAGCAAAAGCCAGAAGTCCACCTTGAGACGCTTCTAGTGCTTCCACTTGAGCTTTAAGAGTCGAAGCCTCAGCCACGGCAGCGTCAGCCGCTACTTTGGCAGAAGCGAGTTCTGCTTGCAAGCTCTCAATAGTCGGCTCCACCACGGCAACAGGTGCTGGGGCTTCAACGGCGGCGACTGCCGCAGGTTCTGCGACAGCTTCTAGGTCAATACCTGCAGCCAGTGCTGCTAAGTATTCTGGGGTAATCGGTTTAGGCATAGTTGCTCCTTCTTGCGCCTGATTATCGTCCTGTACTTCAGCCGTAGCCTCACCCTTAGTGCGAACTGCGGGCTTATTGGCAGAAGATTGCAAGGACTTGGCATACATGAAGGCGTCGGTGAGTGAGCCCACCTCGTCTATGAGGCCTGCTTTGACCGCTTGCTTACCTACAAATTCGCGGCCTTGACCGAATGCTGCGTCAGCGGCTGTCAGGCTCATGCCTCGGCTGTCGGCCACATGGGACAGAAATACGTCATACAGAGCGTCTGCTTTGGACTGGGCGTCTTCCATGGCCTTGTCGGTCAAGTCCTCGTAAGGATTCATAAGGGCCTTGTCCTTGCCGGCACGAATCACGGTGACCTTTATGCCGTCATTCTCAAGTTGACGAGCCCGGCTGGCGTGTACCATTAGAACTCCGAGAGAGCCTGTGATGGCTGTCTCGCTGGCGTACATCTTGCTGGCGCTGGAGCCTAGCCACAAGGCTGCGGAAGCCATCATGCCTCCGGTGTAGGTCACCACAGGCTTCACTTTGTTCACTTCAGCGACTAGCTTGCCGGCGTCGTTGACACCTGCCACTGCGCCGCCGCCCGAGTCAATATTCAGCAGGATGCTCTTGGCCGACTTGTCCGACACCGCTTGCAGGAGAGCGTCCTGAATGTCAGCGTAGCCTACTACACCGAACATGCGCATGTAGCCGGAAGAGCCAGAGACGAGGCTGCCCTGAATCGTAATCACGGCCACACCGTCTTGCACGTCCACCATGGAAGGCAGACCGTAAGAGTCAACTTTGGGCTCTTTTTTAGCGGCCTCGAAGACTTCGTAAGAAGTCTGTGTGCCTAACCATACGTTTTCAAACATCAAGTATCTCCATGAGTAGGGCTACCAATTCCTCATCAGAAATGTCTTTATAGCCCTCAGCGGCCAAGCGGCCACGTTTAAGTAGTGAGTCTACAGGAATGAGAGCAACTTTGGAGGCGGTATTAGCCCCAAGCTTCCCGAAGTTGGCAGTGAATTCCGCCCCTGTAACGACTTGGACGGTTGCGCTTTTGGCTAAAAGCTCGGCGAGTCTTGCGTCATACGCCGTACTGCCTAATTTGTGGTAGGCCTTGAGGGTGACTTTCTGCCCAAGTTTTGCAGGCCGAAACTGATAATCCGCTACCGGCTTCGGAAGCTCGATGGCAATTACGGCCCCGAACAGCAGACCGGCGTACAGGGCACTCTTGTAGAGCGAGCCCTTAAACATTACGGTGCCCCGTTCAGGACCGGGGTTCCATTGCCTGCTGTGTCGGCTACCAAGGTCACTCGTGGAGTCAGGCCGTCTTGGGCCATGTACTCTTCTGTCGGTGTGCCTAAGCCTTGGCGCTTGCCAGCCAAGGCTGCGAGCATGATACGCATCATCTCCTCGGCGGTCAGGCCTTCAAGTGCTTGAGACCATACAGCAGAAGCTACTTGGGCTGCTGTAGGTGACGAGCCGCTGCCGCCTGTACCGACTTCCACCAAGCCTGCGGAATTTCCGATAATCAGGCTGACTTGGTTCAGGACTTTAACGTCTGCCAAGTTGTGGTTGGCCCCTACACATTTGACCGCGTACTGCCCATCCTCAAACTCAACTGTGTATCCATTTATCACTTCAAAAATCCGGGCATACGTAACGCCGGAAAGACTCACCGCTGTGTTGTGGCGGTGAGTATCTACTGCAAACATACCGTCAGGGTCGTCCTCAAGGTCCTTGAGTGCAAGCCTCAAGGCGTTTACGTCCAACTCGTATAGAGTAGGCGTAACTAAAGTCATAAACGGTTTCGGGACGTTTATGACTTTAGTGAGGTAGTTGATGCTGACGGCCATGGTTAGGTGCTAGGGCCTCGCCCTGTAGCCATGGCACGGGCTATCATTACCTGCTGTTGCAGGTTTTGTAGGGATAGTGACAGGTCAGACACTTGACCGCTCAAGGAGCGAATCTTCACGTCTTGGTCACACAGTCGAGAGTCCATCTCCCGCAATTTCTGCGCTACAGCCTCGAAGTTTCTTTGGTACAGGTCACTCATAAAATTTTTCCTCATCAGGACGGCTTAGCAGGTCGCACAGGTGCAGCAGGGCAACCCCGTTGAACAGCATGATCATAGTCCATATTGCCATGTTATTGGTCCGTCAGAAGTAGGCCAGTGAACGCAGCGCCTGACGCACTGGACACAGAGCCAGAAATGAGCCCAGTCTTGTAATAAGGCTGGGTAGAGGACTTTCGCACCCAGCCAGTGATTGGTTGGTTGCTAGGGAATACTCGGCTCATACTGATTTGACCAGACCCATTGGTCAACCCTTTGAGCAGAACGAAGGTAGCCTTGATGGTGCCAGTCGGGCTGCTTCCGGGGGCGCTGGCCATAGTATATGTGTAATTGTTGGCCCCTGTCACAGTGATACCAAAGACCCCATTGTTGGCAGGAAGGCTGGCATCTTCGATACCAATTTTGTCGTTTGTAGCCAAGCCGTGCCCTGTGTGCGTGACCGTCGCAGTAGTGCCGCTGTTGACGATAGTGACAGTCACACCTGACGGGAACGGTCCGCCGGCTGCAGCTTTCAGAAGTACGTTTGCCGAGGCAGCCGCTGCTCCGTCAGCGGTCACAGCAGTCACCGTCACGTTCACGGCCCCGGAGATAACCGTAACAACAGCGCCTGCGGTGCGAACACTTGGAACTGCTCCGCCGGTGATGGTCAGATTCATGGAACCTGTGGCGATGTTGACAAATATGGCCTCGTTGCCTGTAGAACCGCTGACAGAGGCGTAGCCTGAAAACCCCACGTTGGTGAGCGTCATATTGGCTGCCGTGCCTGTCACAGTCATGGCGTAACCTGTGCCGTCGCTCACAAAACTGGCGTTGGTGACCAACTCGCATTGGGCTGGGGTGCCCGTCACCGCAGTGGTGCCCGTGGCCCGGTCAAACGTGCAACCGTCGAAGGCCGCACCGCCCAGTGTCACGATGCCGCAGCGCCGAAACGTAGAGTCGCTCAAGGTGCTGGCAGATAAAAACGCAAAGGAATCCATGCCTGTAAAAGAGCAGGCGTCAATATTAACTACGGCGTTGTCCACTACTTGTAGGCGTCCAAGTGATACTGTGCCCAAGGCCAGAAAGGATGCGCCGGTCCAGTCTACCCGACTGGCGGCGTTGCGAATCTCGATTCGGTTGAAGTTATTGCTGACCTTTGTAGTATTGGCCACCAAGACCTGAGTGTTACTATCACGAAAGTCCACTGCAGAGGTATGGCCCAGGACCATCAACCCCTGCCAAAGGTAGCCCCCGTCTACAGCCTGAATCAGGCCCCAACGGTTGGCCACCGCATCGTTCTGTGCTGCATAACCTGCGAATGTTGCGTAACCGTTGGCAAGGTCTCCCCCATTCATACGAGACTCGCAGCGTCCGTACCGCAGAGCGCCGGCAGCAAACGGGTTACCCTTGGCAACAGCGTTGTTGTTGTTAGCGGCCCAGCCAAAGGTGAGCAGGGTCGCTGTAGGTGTCCCCACAGTAGCGTCGGCAGTGAGTGAAGGGTCTACAGCAAGGTTTTGCCAGCCGCCGTACTGGTACGTGTTGCTTCCACCCAAGAACCATGACTTGAAGGCAGCCGTGCTGCTGCCCACAATCAGCCGAATACCTCCGTTGGCCAAGGTGTTCAACGCATTGGGTGCGGCAAAATATTGCCAGCAAAGGAACGCGCCGTCGGTAGGGATAGTGACACCTGCGCCCGCAGTGTAGACTAAACCTCCAAGGCTTACCGAGTTGAAGGTCTTGGATACGCAGGCTGCGCCGTTAATGAAGTAATCGGTCTCAGCCGCAGGCAGGCCACCCGAAGTCCACGTACCCGGCTCAGACCAACCTGTGGTGGTCTGAGCTAAGGATAGGACAGTGAGGTCGGTGGTGTATGCTGCGGCGGCCATTATGCAAGTATCTCATACGCTCGCTCTGGGGCAATCAGCCCGGAACTCGCTAGGTGGTTCACAGAGTCGATTGTAAGCTGCTCTTGAAGATTCACGTAGCTCTTTGCGTCAAAGCGTTCCAGAATATCCTTCACTACAGGGTCAGTGCTGGCCCGCATAAGGGTCAACTCCGCTATGGTGAATCTAGATATGAAGTTCAGGCGGGGAGTGAGAGAGCTTCTGAACATATCAGCACCGAAGTCCCATGTACTGAAGTTTAAGTCAGGTATCTGTCCGGTGAACTCTGCGATGCCTGTCCCTTCTGGCAGCCCCATAACGTAGGGGTTCTGGGTTGTGACGCCAAGGAGGTGTTGGCCGTCTTTAGTGATAACGAACCACTCTTGGTTGGGGTCGTAAGCGTCGTGCATTTGGTTGGACAGACGAGCATCCAAAGCGGAGAAGTCATCCAGCAGAATGGCCTGCACGGCGGCGGCTATATCTGAAACTTCGCTGGAAGGCCCGCCTACGACGACTGGAGCGCCAAGCTCTTGCTGGCACACCGGGATGGAGATTCTCTGGGCGTTTACCAAGGTTAGCACTTCCTCGTGGTAGCCTGGCTTGGACACCACTACTGTGCAATTGGTCGCACTTGGCCGGTGGCGGTATGTGAGGTCAGCCGTAGCCGTAACACATGCCCCGGCGAATACTTGCTCGCCGTCCAAAGTCACCGTGATGTTGCTACCAAACTTGAGGCCTTCGATGTGCATGGTCGCCATCGGCACGTCCATTGGGTACAAGGCTGCGTTCTGCAGTGTCACCGAAGTGACACCTGTGACGGTGATGTTCGAGAGTGCGTTGCTGTAGTTCGAGGCGGTACACTCAACCTTCACCCGCAACTTGAAGCCTATGGCTGGGTCGAGGCCGCCCTCTGCTGCCAGGTTTGTGTTGCTTAGCACTCTGAACACACCACTGAAGCCTACACCCTTGTCGATGTCGTAACTCACAGAGTGCAGGGTCAGGTTCACGGCGCTCACATTCATGGCTGTGAGGTTTGTCCAGCCGAGCACGAAATAGGGCATGGTCCACGTAGCGATGTCGCCTTTTTGCATCACGATGGCCCCGGTACCGCTGAACTTAGGTGTGCCGGCCAAGACCTGCATAACGCCGTCGCTGGTCAGCGGTTCGGTCATCACAAGCGACACTCGGGCTGTCGTGTCGCCTGTAAACGCGTCCATAAACGCCGTGCCTGTGGTGCCAGTGTAGTTTGTGGAGAGTGTGCCGCTGTTGTGGCGGTTACCGCGAGATGTAGCCTCGGACTGTGAGACTGTTTGAGTCTTGCTGGCGTCAGTGTGGTAGCAATTCTCCATCACGAGCCCAGTCGTGGAGGCGTTGCCTTGGTTGAGTCCTGAGCGCAGGCCGGTCAACCAGCACCGTTGAAACTTAGGCTTGGTGTTGTTGCCACCGTCGGCAAACAGGGAGCCAGTGAAGCCTCCGCCGGAGAATGGGGTTTGTTGGCTACCTACACCGCGCACTATTAGGTTCTCGGTGGTGTTGGCGTACACGACTCCGTTGTAGGGGCCTGTCACCGGTGCGTCAGGCCAGTTGTCTACACGCAACACTCTGCAGTCTATGGATTGGTTGAGCGCCTCTACCGCGCAGCAGGCTGCCAAGGTTCCGGTGGTGGCCTTCACGTTGTCAGCATAGACCAAGTGCTCTACCGTGACCCGTTTGCAGGCATACTTGAGCAGGCGCTTACCGACAACTTCAGCCTTGCTGATAGTCAGGTCGTCGTTGGTGTTCAGAAATAGTGACCCGCTGACGGCGGTGCAGTCGCTGGCGTAGACTGCGCGAACTTTAGCCACTTCCCACCCACCGTACAGGTTTTGCATGGTTACAGCGTAGCCACTGTTGCTGGTACCCTCGGCTCGCACACCGCTGACAGAGCCTACGGTACCGCCATTTCGGCACTGCTGAATCAGCAGGGCGCTGGCCGCCGTGAAGTTGGGGCGAGTGCTCAAGCCTACGTGAATACGGTCAAGGTTTGGGGCCTGCGTGATACGGCTGATGCAAACTTGGTCGCACGAGTGCAGGTCAGTAGCGTCCATACTCCAAGCTTGCCCGACGTTCCAGTACCATGCACCGGTGCTGATGGAGTGGGCCAAGGTTCCGCCTCCCCCAAAAGATGCCTCGTAGCGGCTGTTCAGTGTGTCATGCACAGAGTTGTTGCTTCGGCTGGAGCCACAGTTCTGCAGGATGATGTTGGGGATTCGCACTGCACACCCTGCAGGCGGCAGGAGTCCGGCGTTGGCGTTGTCCAGCCCACGGCCAAGTGTGACTACCCCGTTGGTGCTGATATGCACAAAACGACTACGAGAGTCGGTAGATACGGTAGAGCCCTTAAACTTGACCCCTACATTGGCCCAAAAGTCGTAAATTCCTGAGCCGGGTGCGGTCTCAACCTCTACTCCAGGGTAAAACGTGGAGTTGTCGGCGGAGAAGTGGGGGAGATTCAGATTCTGGCCTCTCAGGCCTGACGTGGAGCCTACGGAAAACCACCTACCATCGACCACCATCTGGCCGAGCCGTGGGACTACAAAGGATTTGTCTTCAACCCCGACAACTACCATCCATCCGGTCTCGTCCGGTGAGGAGGCTACAGCATCAATGCCCGCCAACCTGCCTGCAGCGAAGGCGCCCGCAGTGACACGAACCTTCAGCCACCCCGTACCGGGCATGCCTGCGGTGTAGGTTGAGCCGCCCATCTTGGAGGACATAACGCACAGCAACTCTGCAGTGGCTGTGCCTTGGCTGATTTGAGACCCCGGCGCGGGGACATTGCCGGCCCCTCCGGTAAAGGGGATTAGGCGAACCTTAGAGCCGTCAAGTTTGAAGAGGCCTCCCAAGGTTGTCGAGACCTGCACGTTGCCTAGGGGGCCTGAAGTGGGGGATTGGTTGGGGCCGTACCGGGAGTCGCAGTCAATGACCAGCGAGCCACCGTTAATGAAGTACGAGTCCGAACCTGCTTTGCCTGTCAGCTCAGTAATGACCTGTGCGCTGGTTATCGTGAAGTTGGCCATAGGGTCACTCTTTCCATTTTTTAAGGGGGCATCCGTTGGTCGGAAGAGTAGCCTTCCCAGCCAAGACGCAATTGCACAAACCACACACTTCAAACCCATAAGATTGCTTCTTTTCTGGACAAGTGGCGCATACCTCAAGCCTTTCAGCTCTGCGTAGCACAATGTATTTGAAGTCTGGTGTCTGCATAAAAAGGTGGGGCCTAGGCCCCACCCTCGTCCGCTTTAGTTGGCAGGTGCAAACATCTGAGCACGCATAGCGTTACGGAACGAAGCTCCGACAGCAGCGCAGTTGATGTTCTTGATTTCCAGCTTCAGCGTGTGGATGCTGATACCAGCAGCACCAGCAGCACCGGCAGCGCCGTCAGCAGCAGCCTGAGCAGCGGCTGCTGCAGTAGCAGCAGCTTGAGCAGCGGACTGGGCAGCAGAAGCGGTAGCTTGGGCAGCAGCAGCAGCGGCTTGGGCAGCAGCAGCAGCTTCGGTAGCAGCAGTGATAGCTGCGGTATTAACCGAAAGACCTTGAACAGCAGTCTGCAGAGCAGCGATTTGAGTTGCTTGAGCAGCGTCAGAAGCTTGCAGGTTTGCCAAGGCGGTAGCTTGCTCAGCGATGGCAGCGTTGATGGCAACGCAGTCACAGCCGGAAGTACCTGGGCCAGCGGCTTCCAAGGTTGCAACTTGTGCAGCCAAGGCGGCGATAGCGGTTTCGGCAGAAGCGATAGTAGCAGCGTTAGCAGCGTCAGCAGCTTCACGAGCAGCAGTTTCCGAGGTCAGAGCATTCTGGATAACGGTTACAGCAGATTGCAGGTCAGCAAGTGCGGTAGAGCCTTCCAAAACGTCCAAACGGGAATCCAGAGCAGCCAACTGAGCCAAGATTGACTGAGCAGTCAAAGTGTCGCCAGAGGTGTTAGCAGCCAACAGGGCGTTCAGAGCTGTGATCTGAGCTTGCAGGGCGTTAATGTCAACTTCACCAAGTGCCAGCACTTGGTCAAACTTGTCTTTTACAGCACTACCTACTTCGGTACCAAACGTAGCGGCCAAACACTGGACTAGGACCGTTAGGTCTTCATTGTAATCTTCCATGAGAACTCCTTTATTGCCTGCACTCAAGCAGCAGGCGACTCTTCACCTAGCGGAGTGCTTTGTGATTCTGCACATACAGTGCCGTTCAGCACTGCATTTAATTGTTCTACACGAGCCATATGGGAAGCAACTTCTGCGGCAATCATGCAACGCAACAGGGCACCGATTTGTGCCCCTGCGTCAGCAAAGGCACATTTCAGCTTCTCTTCGAGCTCGTTTTCCATTACGTGTCGGAAGTACGAATCGCGGTTGCAGAGCCTCCAGCAGAACCCAAGGTACCAGTAGTCTCAAAGGTCTTGATTGGAGAGCCACCACCGTCACGAACACGGATGTACAGTCCACGGTTGCTAGAGTACACGGAAGTGAAGCTGGCTGTTGAGGAGCTGGCCAATACGTCGATGTAGCTGATGTACGTGTTAGCAGCATTAGCAGCGCCGTTGGTGCTAAAGTTGGTGGACGTAATGGTAAAGGTGGAGCCGCTCCATGCGGAGTAAGCATGACGAGTGTAAACACCGTTAGCCCGCAGAATACGGATGGTTCCAGTAGAAGGTGTGTCAAGTGGGATAGACCCGTTGACGACTACGGCGGTAACTGCAGCACCTGACAAGGCTCCATTCAGGGTGAACTGAGCTTCGTTCAGTACGCCGCCGGACTCTGGACCAACCAGCACGTAGTCTTCGCCGGACACCAAGCCTCCGACCGTGAAGGTCACATAGTTTGGCGGTGTGCGCTGGGTGTTGGTCAAGTCGAACACTTTGTCTGTCGCAGCCAAGTCTGTTGCTTCCAGCGCGAAACCGTAAGCACCAATCAGAGCGGAGCCGGTGGAGACACCGCAGAATGGGAAGCTGAGCGTACGCTCGGTCACGGTACCGTTCACCAAGCAGGTCTTGCCTCCTGCCTGGTTGATGGTCATGTTGTCGGTCGGAATCACGCCAGTCAACAACTGAATCCACATGGTGCCTGTGGTGCCGCTGTCCAGCAGGGCCAAGAGTTGGCCGGTGCCGGCTGTGGCGCCAGAGCCCCAAGTTACTGGGGTTGCCTGCACGAATGGTCCACTAGCTTCAGCATCATAGGCAAACTGGTGCGTGATACCTCGGAACAACTCGCCGTTCAAGCCGTAGATGGTGCTGGCGGACTCTTGGCGAGTCAACCACTTCATGCGCTCGTAAAACTGGTTGATTGTGTAGGTATCACGGTCCCACTTGGAGTAATAGAACTCACTGACCGAGTTGTTGTCAACGTCAATTCCGTTGTAACCTTCGCTCAAGTTGGCGATGGAGTTGTAACCGGCGATGGTACCTACGACTGTCTGGTTGTTCAAGTCGTCAGCGTACGTCAAGGCCGCCACGTTATTACCACGGGAAGTTCCGTTAATCGGGAACTGGGAGAAGGTCTTTCCCCACACACGGGTCTGCGTCAGCAGGCGTCGTCCGTCGATGTCTGCAGCCGCCGTACGCACTTTCAACATGAAACGGTGTGAGATTCCGTTTGCAGCGTTGGCGTTCAGGCCCTTCAAGGAGCCGCCGAATGGGATGGTGTTCCAGAAGTCGTTGACAATGATGGCACCGTTCTGCACCACTTGCATGTCCATACCAGCATTCGCGTACACCAGCAAGCCGTCATAAATTACGTCGCCGTTGGTCTGGATAATAGAACCATCGAACAGGTGCTCACTGGCAATATCGTCGATATTGAACCCGTTGATGAGCGTGATAATGTTGTCGGTCGAACGCTCAGAGGGCGTCAACCGCGTAATGTCCATGTAGTCATCGCCACTCGCTACGGCGTCGTCAGCGAGGTCTTGCAACCAGCGGTGAAACTCAATGACGTTGTAATAACCCGCACCGGACGCGCCGTGGGCTGCGCCGATGTAGCGGATGTCTTTGTCCGCTTGAATCTCGAAATCTGTTGCAATAGGCATGAACTAACTCCTGAAGGTACCTTAATACGCTGATTCTAACCTTCAGGGGTATGGTGAGCTACTGTCAATCTTTAGGCACTCAGCACGACTTTTATCAGCGGCTCTTCAGTTCCGGGCAGGTCTACGGTAAATCGGTCATTCTCAGACGACTTCAGCTTGCCGAAGTCCTCGACGTGTACGAGGGCCTTCGAGCGGTGGTTGTAAATCATAGCGTAGCGAGCGGCTATCGAGCTACCGGGCCAAACAATGGAACCGCTGAAGGTCATCCAAACAGACTTTTCGGAAGCCTCATACTCTGCCTTGGGCAGGTCTTTACCCCCTGCGATGTAACCCGGCCCTTTTACTTCACCTGTGCGGGAGTACGCCTCGCCCGGCTTCTCCAAAAACAGGGCAAGCTTATACAGGTCTGATGCCCTGTGCTCGCCCTTAAAGAACGAGAGTAGGTGTTCACTGTTGTGCATCGCTCACCTCGAAATCTGAGAGACGGCCGTCTTTGTCACGAATGATTTTGACTTTGCGCTTGGTCGGTGACTTAGCCTCCGGTGCAATACTCAAGTTTAGTTCGATGGGGTCCTGCTGCATGTGGACTTGTGTGGGCTTTTGGTTCTGCTGACTCATCACATAGGTGAGGTCTTGCATTGCCTTCAAGGCCTGCTTTGTAGTCTCGTTCGCCTGCTCGCTTTGGGCATGTGCCAAGGCCAAGTTGGGGTCCACTTCTGCTTTTGCTGGTGGGCCTTTGGGCTGCTGAGGTGTGTCAGGTTTTGGGGTCGTGGAGGTCCCGCTGGCCGGATTTGCAATCGGCGCTTGTGCCTGTGTACTGCGGAACATGGTTCCGCTCTTGGGCGTGTAACCTGCTGGAGGCAACTGGCCGGTGAGTTTTAGGCTACATTCGTTATCGTCCAATAGGCCTAGAGACAGCAGGTCAAGGATACGTGACTGCTCCATACTCTTGAACGCTTCAAGTTCCTTGGCAGGGCGCAGGTCGAGCTCTTCGTAAGCGAATTCTACATACCCGTCAACCCCCATAATACGGATGGCCACTGTCAGGGCTCGGCTGTAGACCTCGTTCAATTTCCGGCGCAGCATGTCAGAAGACTTGAGGTACAGCAGGGACTCTGTTGAGCTGGCATTGGCAGAGCTACCGAAGCCCAAGGCTACTGGCAAGGTCTTCACGCCCGACGCTAACTTTGCGTTCAATACCTTCTGTACCTGTTCTAGGATGTCGCCGGGGCTATGGCCACCGTCTAAGTAGGCGTAGGACACCATGTCGAAAGAGACTAAAGCGTCTTCTGGGCTCAAATTGTTGACCACGCTCTGTACTGCAGAAATAACAGTATTCTGGTACGTGGCCCACTTCTCGGGGTCTGCTAGAATCTCTGGTGGTGTCATTTTCTTGAGCTTGTCTGTATCTATACTGGCAGACAAGCGGGGTAGGATGGCCCGCTTGAGCACTCTAGACATGTCTTGGTTAAAATCTATATCAGCGATAATCGCTTTAATGCTTGATTCTAATGGGCTAGTTGGGTGTAGCTGGCTGGAGCTTTGGTCTACGCTGGTGTAGATGACAGTGGCGAGGTCCAGAGAGATTTCATCTCCACCTACTTTCTGGGCTAGTCTGAACGAATTATCTTCCTCGTAAAATACCAGGGTTGGGGGCGCAATCACGTTCAAGCTGGCTGGGATGCGGGCTTTATCAAGCGCTACCTCAAGGCATGCAGCCCCTTCGAGCAGCAAGTCTCTGGCCAAGGTTTCGCTGATGGACTGCAGCCCCTGTTGGGGGCCGAAACTTCCATCAGCAGCGCCGAGGTAGGTCAAGCGGCGTAGGAGTTCGTGCGCCAAGGCCGTGGCATTTGGGTCTACCTTGCCGTCTAGGTCTCTGCCGATAACTGTGAAGTGTTCGGGGATGCCCGTGCGAATTGCAAGGTAAATGGCTGCGGACAGCTCGGCGGACTGGATTGAGGCCTCACGCAGAACCTGGCTCGTGGTTGAGCGGCTTCGAAGGTCAGTCAGGCGGTCTAAGCTCTTGAGGTTGCGCTCCGTTCTTGTCTTCGCGCTTGTTGACGGAGTTACATCTGTCCGATAGCCGGGGAGGGATATTGGCGCATTTGGGGCCTTGGGCAGTGGCGGGGGCTGCAATGTAGCGGCTTGCCAGAGGGCTTTGAAGGGGTTCATGTTGGTGTTCCTGAGTTTGCAAATTCTTTGTGGTATTTCACGGCCGCTTCTCGATATGCTTGAGCTGCATCTTCGAGGTCTGTGAAGTAGCCTAGATGTATCTGCTTGCCTTCGTGCCTGATTTGGGCGCTCCATTTCTGGTCTCGCTTGTGCCAGTGGACTCCTTTGTGGCCGGAGGTGTTACGGCTAGGAATTCCTTGGTTGTATTGGTTCTCTGCATTCGTCGCAGGCCTCAAAAAGGCTTTTCGATTATCAAGTTTATTGCCATTTCGGTGGTCAATAAACTTTCCCTCTGGGTCTCCCATTACAAGTCTGTGCAGCCTGAGCAGTCCTAGGGGCCGATATGTCACTACGTAGCCGCCACTAAGGCACCAATTATACTGTCCAACTAATTCCGCATCTTCAGCATCTATAGTAGCCTCTGTGCCGTCGGCTAAGAGCACGTATCCTATTTCACCCTCAATTCTAATTGGTCGTTTTTCCATGTTCCAAACTTTCAGTGTTTTGCCGGCTTCTCCAGTCTGGAGTTTAGCGGCGGTGGCTTAAAGGAGGGCCAGCAAAACACTAGAAGCTCGCTGACCGCACGTTGGGACTCCAATCCCAAGTGCGTTTATACCATAACCTCGCGGTCTGCGCAGATTTATTTCCGCACCGCAAAACTCGTCACGAGGGGCACATTGCCCGTATTCACCGGGCTCACAGTCCCCCTTAACAAGGTCGCCACGTACATGTACAGCATGGCCAAGAAGAAGTGGTCCACCCCGTCGCTTTTCACCCATGTGTACATCAGCTCATCGCCCTTGAAGGTCTGGGTCCGTTTCATCGACAAGATGTGCGCCTTCAGTTTCTTATCATCATCGTCAGACTTCTTGCTGATGAGTATCTTTCGCCCCTTGAACAGCAACATCAATTCGTCAAGCGCTCGTGTCCTGTTAATTCGGGCCAAGCGTAGGTTCAGCTTGCCTTCTTCAGCGTTTGCCTCTTTCTCTTTGATGGTGAACAGTTCCACGTTTTTACCTGTAGAGAAGTCTGCACCGTAAGCATTCACATCGAAGTCTGTAATAGCCCCTACCATAGGTGTATATGGGAAAGCATCCATTACGCTTACAGCGCAGCGGTACTGTCGAATTAACTCTGAACGCCTAGTAGTAAACTGATTTACAGGTACCGACTCTCTGTGAATTACCAGTAACTCACCTGCCTGTGTACGTCTACCGATTACGATGTGACATAGAAGGCCCATGTCGGCTCCAAAATAGCTTATCTCGGAACTGGCTAGGTCGGCGTGAATCATAGCAGATTCTACATCAGAATCTGTAATTTGCTCATTACTATCCTCCGCCTCTAACCCAAGCACCTGATTTTTCCACTCGGCGCGGGTAGCGAATTCGGTAGAGGTGCGAACCAAGTAGCTGGGCTTCAGTACCTCACAGCAAGTCACCGGCCCCACGTAAAAAGTGTTGGCCTCGTAATTCTCGTTTGGGTTTTCGCACACCCACTCCAAGCTGTGGCGAGTGAGCTTGGGGTCAAGTCCGCAGTGTGGGCATGCCCAGTGGGCCTTCTGCCAGCGAGTGTTAATGATGTTGTGCTTGTCCAAGTCCTCTAGCTCGCCTTTGAATCCCGGTATCCTGATGTCCAACTCGTAAGTCGGCAGCCACTTGTGGCTGCAGTGGGCACAGGTGGCCATACTTCTGAAGCGCTTTGACGCTTCGGCCTCGCGGGAGATACCGATACCCCGGATAGTGGGCGTCGAGAATTGCTTAATAATGCCAAGTTGGCTCGCCTGTAGGCGGGACCGGAACTGTTTAACGACGTTCTCGTCACATCTGTCTAACTCATCTATAACCAGGCAATCCGCGCTAATGGACAAGGCGGCTGTTTCAGACTTAGAACCCCGCGTGAACAAAAAATTGTCCCCAAATTGTTTTAATTCTACAGAATCGACCTCTTTATTAAGCGTAGATTTAAGCCTTGGGCTGCCATAAATCAGGGGATTTACCTTGGTTGTCGTTAGTTTTGCTGCATCAGACGCTGTTGGCAAGGCATAAATACAGTTAAACTTAGGTTGAGTAGCTAAAGCAGCCAAGAAGTAAGCCTGTGTTGAGGTTGTCAAGCCGATTTGAGCGCATTTAACTGTATTTGTCACTCTACTTGTATTGTTTACAATATCAGCTTGGAACGAATACTTACCGCTCATCGACATGAGTTTGCCCTCCAAGTAGATATACTTTTCAATCCACTCGGACAAATTGTTTAGGTGATATACATCCCTCGCCCCGTCGGACAAGCGCTGAAAGTGGTCTAAAATCATACTTTTAGCACCCCTTTGTAGTGCTCTAAGAAGGTTTCTCGCACTTCTGGCATTGCTTTTAAGGTATCAATCAAGGCACTCTCAATTTTTTGTATGTTTTCCAACGTGTGTAAATCACTCTGCAACTTCACAAGTTGGGAGATGACTGACCCGATAGCGTTCAAGGCTTGTACCCTGTAATTCAAGGGCTCGTCTGAAATTTCGGCATCCTGCAGCATGTCCTTGGCCTTTTGGTACTGGAGCAGAAGCTCAGCATGTAGGTCAAGTGGGCCGTCTTTGGCCTCTGGTGGGGGAGGTGCGGCCTTCTTTTGCGCGTAGATTTCGTCAAGACTGGCCATTTTTGTAATCTTTCAAACGTCGGAAGAAGGTTCTGGGGCTGGTGAAGGACATGGCTGCGGCCTGCTTCGCTGAAATCCCCTGTGACAAATACTGTGCCACGATTTGATTTTGGAACTCGATGCGCGTTTTGCGTAGGAGTTTGGGGTCACGTCTGGGTGCGCGGGCGGGCAAGCTCTTGCCTACCCATGATTCCGAGTAACCAAGGTCCTTGGCGAGCTGGCGCACGGTCAAGGTTCGATGGTACAGCGCGTCTAGCTGTTCGGGTGTGACGAGTTGGGCAAGGGTCTTACGCATGTTGGGGTTCTTGTTGGTGTTTGAGTACGGCTTCTTTGTACGCTTGTGCTGCAGCTTCTAGGTCGGTGAAGTATCCTAAGTGCGTGTTTTTACCGAAAAACATGATTTTGGCTTGCCACTTTTGGGCGGTGCGGTGCCAAGAGACCCCTTTTCGGCCTGATTTATTTGCGCGTGACAGCTTCGCGTTCTGGGCCGCTTTTGCGGTCGTCGTTACGTGCAGGTTGGACTCTCGGTTGTCCGTGTGGTTGTGGTCCTTGTGTCCTACCTCTGCGTCTGGCTCGCCCATGACAAGTCTGTGTAGCAGTAGTGTCCTGTACTTACCGTTACCAAGAGGTGCAGCCGTGACGACGTAACCTTTGCCGTCCAGACACCAATTGTGCTGCCCAACCTTGGCTGCATGCTTGCCGTCGATGGTGGCTTCTTGGCCGTTTTTTAGGGGCACGTAAGCGGTGTCTCCGTCGATTCTGATTGGTCGTTTTTTCATGTGGGGGTGATTATAACCGGATTTTGGCAGTGCCGGGTCAGATTAGGGGAGGGCCGTTTTGGGA